AATAGTTTTGTGTAGGAATAACTTATTCCATGCATCTATGTTTGTATATCTAACCCAACTCTGTGTATCATCGTAAGAGTATCTTTCAACATTGAAATATGGTGGAGAACTGAATACAATATCAAAGTGGTCTTTATACATAGATAGGTCTGCATCTTCTGCAGGTGATTCGATAAAATCTGCAACTTTATCTGTTTCAAAAAATCCGTTGTGTTTAGTATAGAAGTTTGCTTGCTCTCTGTATATTGGGTGATTTTCTTTTCTTGGGTCAATACCTACATAATGTTTTCCTTTTTCACTTGCAAAGAACCCACATAATCTATCTCCCCAACCTGCTGAAATATCTAAAACGTTTTCGCACTCCAAATAATCGTATAGTGCTTTTGCCACATTTGGTTTGAATTGAGAACAAATATATTTTCTTAAACTCAAACATACTCTCAACTCATTTCTACCAACCTCATCAAACTTTAGAGTGTATAATCCACCCATTAGAGATGTCATAAACTCTTTACTGTTCCAAGTTCTTTGAGGACCTGGTGAAACCGTTCCATCTACACTCCATCTGTTTCTTTGTTGAAAGTAGTTTGATGCGGAATTACCTGTGTTTATTCTTCTTACAAATTGTTGTTTTCCTCTGAACTCTAATGAGTATTTACTATCAGATGCTTTTCTTGGAAACCATTCTCCCTCTCTAAACAACTCATTCCAACGTGTTCCTTTTAGTGCAAGATATTCGTTTCTGGCATCCGTTTCTGTAATCTCTGCTGTTGGTAATTCATACTCCATGCAAATGATTGCCAAACTCTCTTTTACATCCTCTCTATCAAAGGTATTTTTTATATGTGTCCACTCCTCACTATTTATGTGAAGATATGGTGTCATATTTTTAAACTTATTAAAGTATTCTAAATACATACTGTTTCTATATTTTTATCTGCAACCAATCTTAACCTAAACACCAATCCAGGTATTACCCCATCTTTTTTACTTGTCCAAAATATTTTTGAATCTATTACAAACCCATTTTTCAGATAAAAATTAACAGCTTTAGTATTAAATTCTCTTACTGTTAAAAATAAATTTTCAGCTCTTTCTCTTTTACAATATTGTATAAATTCATTTAAAACATTTTTTGCACCATCTTTAACTGAACCATTTGATGCAATTTGATGAAGGATAAAATCTCCACTCTTTTTATAAGTTGTTGCGTTTTTTGATAACCTTCCTTTACTTTTATATCTACCAAATGTTATTATTACACCATCCTGTAATATTACATTTCCCTTTTCAAAATATTTTTCAAGTTTAAAACCTTGCTTATGTAAGTGAGGGAATATATCTGGATATAAATCTATGATAGACATTGCGTTATTAGTTGCTTCTATCAATTCATTTGTACCACGTTCTGCTTTTACGAAATTTAACATATTTAGAAAGTTTATAAAATTAAGCATAATTAAAGAACTTATTTAGATTAAGTGTGTCCTTATACAAATATACGGAATTTAATTGAGATTTCAAAGTCTCTTTTTGACTTTCTATCAAATCAGCCGTTCTACAACCTTGTGCAAAGAATACTTTTTTTCTCCACAATAATTCATCACTTATCTCACCTCTAAATGCTTCTCTTAAAAGTGGTTTCATATGACCATTTTCTTTTTGATATAATGGTGGTATGTTTAGTGAGTATTCTACAAATGGTCTCCAACTGTATGGTGTTCGAACTTCAACCGTTCCTCCCCACATAATAGATTGATTAGTTGTTAAAAAGTTTGTTTTATGAACATCTTCTACCAACTTTCTTCTTGCTTTATCATAATCTTCTGGTTTGTAATGAAATGCTTGAATGTGTCCATAACTACCCCATATCTCATCTGAAAGGTCACCACTAAAAACAACTTTAAATCCTAACTCGTTTATTCTCTTACCTAATGCTATTTGTGCAATTGCAGAACCTACATTCTGCCATCTACTCTGTTCTATAACATATAGAGTTTCTTCTATTGAATTTCTAACATCATCTTCTGTGAGGATTATTTCATGTAACTTAACACCAAATTCTTTTGCAGCAATTCTGGCATATTTTATATCATCATCTTTGGTATTACCATCTCCCATTGAAACTACGAATGCTTCGATATTTGGATTTATTTTTGAAAGAATGTAAGTTGTTATAACACTATCAATACCACCACTTAGAATAGTGCAAATTGGAACGTCAGATACCATTTTTACCCTAACAGCTTCTTCCAACATACTTCTTATATTTTTGATAATAGTTTCTCTATCATCGTTAATAATTTCGGTTGGTAATTTGTAATAAGTTTGTGTTGAATGTTCTAATGTTTTGTAGTTGTATTGTAGATATGTACCAGGATAAACTACTTTAACCTGCTTTTCATATAACTCTGAAATTGGTAATCCTTTCTTTTCAGAACAAAATACCAACTTACCATCATTATTTATAGCGTACCAAAATGGTAATTCTCCAATATAATCTCTAACCAAAAATGCCGTATCTATTCTTGTATCAATAATACAAAAAGAAAACATACCGTCCAATTCACCAAAAGAACCAATACCATAATCTAAATATGCATTTAAAATTACTTCGGTATCTGATTTTGTTCTAAATGGAATTGTAATACTATCCTTTAAATTTTGTGTGTATCCACTATCCCATAATTCACCGTTATAAACAATACAAACGGTTTTATCATCATTCCACATTGGTTGATTTGCTCCTGAAGATAAATCTTGGATAGATAATCGGTTATGACCAAAATAAAAATTATCTACGTTTTCTATCTTAGAAGCATCTCTACCTCTGTGTATAATTTTGGATATACCATCCCTTATAGTGGTCTCATTGAAACCATTTCCACCAATTATTCCACACATATTGTAACTATTTTACCCAATCAGCATACGCCCATTCGTATGCTATAACCTTGTCTAATTTTGGATTTTCTTGTAGATGCTTTTTTGCAGTTTCTAATACTTCTGCTCTTAATCCACAAGCATCCGCTTCCATAAGGATTTCTTCAATTTGTTCTTCACTTGTCATAACCATTTGATTTTAATTTATAGAGTTTCGTTTATTGCGTTTCTATATGTCATTGCCGATTGAACTCCAACAAAACGGTTCACTTCAACTCCATCTTTCTCCACAATAACCGTTGGAACTGAACGAACACCATATTGTGCCGCTACTTCTGCTTTTTCATCAATATCAATTTCTTCAAACTTTACTTCACTATAAGAGGGTTTGATACTTTCCATCATTGGTGCTAACATTCTGCAAGGACCACACCAAGATGCACTAAATTTTTTAACTGTTGTTGCCATTTTTATTTTAAATTAAGGTTTCTTTTCTTTTTTTAATTGGTTTATTTATATCAATTTTCATAAAATTACTAGCAACAACTATTCTATCAATAGTTGAGTTTTCATTTGTTTTAGGTGTATGTGATAAACTTGCTGGAAAAATTATTAATTCTCCTTCTTTTGGTAATAAAGAGTACTCATTATCATCTATTTTAAAAAATAATTTACCATCATCACCACTTAGATTATTAGGCATTTGAACATAAAACACATAAGTCCAATCATATTCTCTTTGACGATTATGAGAATGATATTTTACATCTTTATTTTTATTTGTACTAATATATGCCCAAGAATAAGTTTCATAATCAAAATTATATTCTTTATAAAGATGTTTTTTTATAATATTAATTGATTCTAACTTTAATTTTTCTAAATTTTTTGAACTTATAATTATAGTACTTTGTATTCCAGGATAAACTGGATTAGATGTAATCTTTGTAACATTTAAATTGTTATTACTAGTATCTTCATTAAAATCAATATTATAATATATTTCCTTTATAATCTCCTCTTTATTATATTCTAAATTGGTTTTGTAAATAGAAATCGTATCAGTTAGTTTTATTTCTTCCATTTTCTATAACCTTATTACCCCTTATATACTTTGGCTCATAAGGGCAATGCCTACACCTATTACCACAGCAATACCCTCGTTGAATATGATAGTAAGGGGTAAAAACCACCTTACTATCTTCCAAATAATATAATTGTTTATCGTTTTCATTATTTGATTTCACAAGCACCTCCTGCACAAGCTAACTCGCCTGATAAATCGGTATTATCATCTAATTCAACTACTTTACTTAAATCAACTTCATGCAAAGTTTTCATTAACTCATCGTATTTTTCTTTTGTACAATCCTCAAACGGAGCTTGAATATAAGTTCCACCATCGTAAGGTAATACAGATAATCCGTTATAATACTCTTTATTATCCCACATCCATTGTCCAACTGCATCCCACTCGTGCTCTCTAATAGAAATAGTTGCAGATACGTTATGTGTATTATTACCGGTTCTGTGTCCAGGTTTTACCCACTCACCATGTACTTTCTTAACTCTTTCTAATAACTGAATTGGTGATTCGGTACGGAAGATTGCGTTTTCAGGTGCTTTTTGTGGAATACCGATTACTGCCGTATCATGCGGTCTGAAATACTCATCTTCTACCAATTCTGGATGATTTATTAATAAGTAAGTGTAGATTGCTTCGTTTTTACCAACTCTTACTCTACGAATGTAGTAATCGTTATGCCAAGCGTGAATACCTGATGATGTTCCTAAAGTTAATGAGGTTGTTCCTGCTGGTTTAACAGTTGTTGTTCTTGCAGATACGTTGATATTTAATACTTCCGCAATTCTTTTGTTTTCCGCTTTTACAGTTTTTGCAGCTTCTTTCATATCTAATTTCAATACTGCACCACTACCGATACCTGTCATAGATACTCCAATCAATGCATCCTTTTCAGTTGTTCTTTGCCAAATTGGTCTTAGGTAATGGAAATCTGTATATCCTGCTTGTAAGGTTCCAATAAATGCCGCTGCTTTAACTCTTTCGTTCAAATCCTCTTGCGATACAACATCACTTACATTCACCTCACAAAGATTACAGAATTGGAAAGGTCTTAATGCGATTTCACAACAAGGGTTTGTTCCCCAATCTTTATCGTTTGATAAGTAAATACCAGGTTCTCCTGCACCACTTGCTTCAATTCTTTTCCACAAATCCATAAAGTAATCTTTATCAATTTTGTGTCTCATTAAAACTGCAGAGTTGTTTGCTCTACCTCTTTGTGGATTTGTTTCCCACCATGCACCACTCTTACAACTAATCATTTCCTCATCTGTTGCAGAGAATAGTGAAATAAGTGCTGCTCTACGGATACCACCTGCTAACACTGCATCTGCAATGTGGCAAACAATATCATGTACTTCTATTGGTTTTAACTTATCACCATCGTTGTGTGCATCTAAGATACCTTCTAATTTAATTAAACACTCTTTTAGTGGTTGAGGACCTGGTGCTTTACCACCTGATGTAATCAATCTTGCACCTTTAGGTCTTATATCTCTAAAGTCAAAAACTGGCTTAGAACCACCAAAAAAGTATGCTTTAATCAATACTGAAATAGCATCTGCCCATCCTTCGATAGAATCTCCAATAAGGAATCTTCTTGTCTTTTCTGCATTTGGTTTTCTAATTTCAGGTAGTTTATCTACGTGATGTTTTTGAACTGAATAACCAACACCTGTTCCACCTAATAAAAGGAACATAATTTCTGCAAATACTCTCCAATCATCAATTGGTGCAAATGCGCAGTTGTAGATTCTGTTTGGTGATATTTCAATTGGTTTACCTGCAAACTGCATTGAACGCATCGAAGGTAACACCTTTTTATCATACACTAATTTGTAATTCTCTCTAATCTCTGCTTCTAATTGTGGATATTTTTTAATATGCATATCCATGTTTCTTGTAACTAACTCTTCCCAAGTTTCTCTTCTGTTCAATTCTGGGATGTATTTAGCATACTTCATGTAGACCGTAATGTCCGATAAAATTTTGTTTGAAATGTCCATTTTTTATTTGTTTTTTGTTAAAAGTGAATAATTAATTTTTTTCGGAAAAACCCGAAAATGTATTCATAAATATAGAGTCTTATAGTAAATGACTACAATTTCTAAAGAAAAAAATACACTTTTTTTAAATTATTTATTAACACTTTTTTAACATTTTTAATACTTATCCCATATTCTCTACATACTTCTTATGTAGTAATTTTTTCTCTAATCCTTCTCCGTTTTTACTATCCTTTGTCGCACTCATACCATCCGCAGAATTAGCTGCAAATACATCCATAACTCCATGAAAGGTATCAATCTTTGCAGGGAAGGTCATACCATCTGGTCCAAATCGGTTCTTTACAATGTGAATACGACCCGTGTTAGATAACTTATCTTTTGTTTTCCTACTCACACTCATAATGAAATCCGCAGTTTGAACTTTCTTATATGAATCTCCAACCGAATCGGCTTGAATAACCTCATGCTCAATCGCTGCTCTATTTGTTTGAGTTGCTGTCCAAATCGGTATTGAAGTTGCTCCACTTAATCCTCTTAGTTCTTCGTAAATACCACCCAATTCTGCATATGCACCATCTCTACCTCTATCCGATGATTTTAATAAATCCGCATAATCTATAATGATTAAGTGTGGGTTATATCCACTTGCTCTTAATTTTTCAATATGAGCTGTAAGAGTTTTTGCAGATGCATACTGTGGTGGATAGTATTTAATACGAACCCTTCCAGGAACTGCTTTGATTTTTCTGATAATCTCATCTTTTCTTTCCTTATGTTCTGATGTTTGAATACCGGTTAGGATTGTGGTGTATCTCTGTCCAACATAGTTTTCGGATAATTCCAAACTATAATGTAGAACATTCATACCTCTTTTCATTCCTTCACATGCTATCTTTGATAGAAACCATGTCTTACCGATACCCGATGGTGCCATTACCACTCCCAATTCACCTGGTCCTAAACCACCATCCATCAATTCATCTATAACATCCCATCCTGTTGATACGGAGTTTCGTTTAACATCCTCCATAATTACCTCAAAGTTTTCAATATAATCCAACCCCAAATCGGATTCAACTCCTACTTTGGATGCTGCGTTCATTATATCAACGATTTTATCGTATTGACCTATTTTAAGTAAATCAACTGATTTTAGCAATGCATCTTTAACTTTTTGGTTTTTACAGAATGTAAGATATTCTTTCTTTACATATTCCAAATCAGTAGAACCAACTTGCAGATATACATTTTTTAACTGCTCTATTGTGGTCTGTTTCAGTATCTTATCTTCTATCTCTCCTACTTTAATCTTAAACACTTCCATTGTAGGAATGTTTCGGTATTCATTAAAGTAATCAATTACAGAATTTACAATCCATTTATTTGCGTCTGATTCAAAAAATTCTGCTTTAGTAATTTCAGATACTTGCTCTAAAAACTTTACATCCGTAACTAATGAGGCAACAACTTTAGATTGATACGATTGTCCATATTTGACTAGTGTATCTGTTGTTTCCATTATTTACTTTTTTTAGATGATTTGGGTTTTTCTTCAGTTGATACTTCAACTTGCTTTGGTTTTCTTGTTTCTAATTTCCATTCCGATTTAGGGATATACATCCACCCACCTCTATCTACTTTCTCATCCGCTTCTTTATCCTTAACTCGTAAAATTGTACCCAATTTAGTATTTTGGGTTTCTTTTGTTGCTTTAATACACTTCATTGGCATAATTTGTTTCCTCCGTGATTTTTGTTTTATTTTTATTTAACCATTAAAATTTCTGATTCTCTCAATAAAAGGTATTTGTTACCATTTATTTTGATTTCTGTTCCTTGATGATAAGGTGGGATGATTACAGTATCTCCTACTTTTACACTCATTGGAATTAATACTCCACTTGCGGTGTAAATACCAGGTCCAACTGCTTCTACCGTTGCCGTTTTTACATCATCTGTTTTAGCACTATCCGGAATGATAATACCACTTGCTGTTTTTTGTTCTCCACTTTCTGTTTCCGATAAAAGAACCCTGTCTCCTAACGGTCTTGCTAATACTTCTTCTGTCATAACTTTTTTTATTTTTTAAAATTTTGATATATGTGAGAATGTTGATTGTAACCAATCAGTTACATTTGCAAATCCATCTAATATACGGTGTTTCAATCCTAATTTTAAAAATCCTTGTTTATCAAACTTAGGTGTTGGTTCATCGTATCTATCCATAATCTTCATCCGTAAGTTTCCACTAAACATTGGTTCTGATAATTGCATCAATTTACGATTTCTTTTTAATATTTCCAAATTATTTTCAAATAATTCATGTGCTTTTGATTTTTTTGGAAGTGTTTGGATGTATTCTAAAATACTTTCAGTTGTTTGAGTAGTTTCTTCTGTAAGAATTGGAAATGCTTTTAGGATTGTTTTCGCACCCAAACCAGGTAATCCTTCTACATTGTCCGATTTATCACCATCAATCATTCTAAAATTGATAAAATTGTGTGGATGAAATCCGTATTCTTCGATTACTTCATCAATTCCATACATTTTCTTTTTAGATGGTGAATAGGCACTTACATCTTTATTTACCAACTGAAGAAAATCCTTATCCGAACTCATTATTACTACCTTTTCACCATCTTGTCGTAATGTGGTAGCAATATATGCCATAACATCATCTGCTTCAACTCCATCATAAATCATAATAGTTACAGGTAAAACGGAAAGTAGTTCTCCCAATGCAGACATTTGTCTTTTCATTGAAACACTTTCTTCTTCAGGATTCATCTCAACCGAAGCGGCTCTGTTCAATCTCATTTTGATTTTGTTCTTACCTCTTTCGGATTTGTAGCCGGAATAGATTTCCTTTCTACTTTGAGAACCCCCCTTACCATCAAATACGATTATAACTCTTGTGGGATTGATTGTTCGGATGGCATAGCCGATACTCTTTAAAGTACCGACTATTCCTCCAATGTGGTCACCATTATCATTTAGATTAGGTGCTGTTGACCAGGAACGGATGAATGTGTTTAATCCATCAATGACCAGAGTTTTGGAGTTTCTGTGTAAATCTCCAAACTCATTGTGTTCCCTATCTATTTGTTGTAATATATCTAAATATTTCTTATTAATCTGATTCATTTGCTCCGTCCGTTGTAATTTCAACTTCTTCCATTGCTGAATTTTTGTATTGTAATATAGTTGCTTCGCAAATTCTACGATAAATCTGGTCTTTCAAATCTTCGTTTTCTAACATCTTAGCGAAATCTTTAGATTGGAATTTAGAAATCTCACCGGTTTCTGTATCAGTATATTCATACCATGCACCGGCTTGCTTTACGATTTTGTTTTCTTTCATAACCGCTAACCAACCACCGTAATTATCAATACCTCTATCAAAGAAAATATCGAAATCCGCGTGTCTTAATGGTGGTCCCATTCTGTTTTTGATAACCTGACATCTTACTTTGATACCAACAATCTTATCACCTGCTTTTAGTTGTCCCATATTCTTCAAACGAACTCTTACAGATGCGTGAAATGCCAATGCTTTACCACCTGAAGTTGTCCAAGGGTCACCAAACATTGCGTTCATTTTCTGTCTTAATTGGTTTGTGAATATAAGTGCAATTGATTGTCTACCAATCATATTGGTAATCTTTCTCATTGCTTTTGAGATGATGATTGCTTTATCAGTTGCGTAACCATCCTTATCATAATCAGCTTCTAACTCTTTCTTTGTAGATGCTGCCGCAACTGAATCAACTACGATAGTTACTAATCGGTCTTTATCACCTTTTCTAACTTGTTCAATAATTGTTTCACATGCTTCAAAAATACCTTCTACGGTATCAACTGAAACATATAGGAGTTTAGATACATCTACCCCAATTGCTTCTAAAAATTCCCTACTTACTGCGGTTTCCGTATCAATCAATACTGCAACTCCACCCTTCTTTTGGGTTTCTGCTAAGAGATGGGCAGAGAGCAGAGATTTTCCACTCTGCTCTAAACCCGTAATCTCTGCAATACGACCAACTGGCAAACCTCCATAAGGTCTGTTAGAGATTGCCACATCCAACATTGCGTTACCTGTTGATAACCAATCTTTTACATTTGTAGGTGCATCACCACCTTCATCTGTAAGGAAGTATGCAATCTTACCATCCTTATTTTGTTTATTGAGGGATTCCGCAAGAACACTTGCTAAATCTTCATTTCTTGCCATAATTGTAACTAATTTTAGTTGTTAAATAAATCATCGAATGCCGATGCTACATCATCTTTTGGTGCTGATGATTTTGGTGCTTCATCTTCCCAAGGAAGGTCAGTTTTCAACTCTTCTGTTGGTTTTGCTGTTGCATATTCCGGAGTTGATACTGTTGGTGAAGATACCGGTGCTTTTGGTGCAGATAATTCTGCTACTACATCATCATCCTCTGCTGCACCTGCCGATGGGTTCAACCAATTTTCAAGAATACCTTTTAATTCGTTGTAAGATAATTCTTGATACAACTCTGTAATTTCTTTCTGTCCTTCTAATAATTGTTGAACTGTTGCAGGGTCATCGTGCAATTTAGTAGTTGCAGGTTTTACTCTAATTGTAGTTGTTGGATAAGAAGTACCTGATTCTTCTGCCGAAGTTACTTCTAATACGATATCTCTACCACTATTAGGGTCAGTGATATCTCCGTAATCCGGGTCAGCGATGTATCCTAAGATATCCTGATAAACGGTTTTACCAAATCCCCAAAACTTAACACCTTCATTTTCTTTACCTCTTACGATAACAGGTGCGAAAGTTCTTAATTTTGGTTCCATTTTCTTACCTGCTTTCCAATCATCAGTATCACCTGTTCTTTTAAGTTTTTCTGCAAACTCTACGATTGGGTCAGGTCTACCAAATGAAATTGGAGATAAGTAAGTTTTGTTGTTAATGTTGTAGTGAAAATACAATTCAATGAAAGGATTATCTTTGTTGAATTTGTAAGGTACTAAACGAATTTGAGATTTTCCGTTTGCTGGCTTCCAGATTGAGTCAGACTTTTTTGTGTTGTTTTGTAGAGAACTAAATCTCTTCAGTGCTAATGAAATGTCCATTACTTTTTAAGTTTTAAATGTTAATAAATTGTTTTAAGTTTTAAGGTTATATTGCAATATTCCTACTACTAAATATAACCTTTTTTTATTTTTGTTACACAAATATACGATAAATTTTTATATTTTCCAAGTTTATTTTGCCCACTTTCCTCTTTGTACTAATTGGGCAATTATACCATATACGGATAGGTCCTGATAGGTATCTTGGATTGATTCTCCAACCTCATCTGGCTGTCCTAATACTACCAATTGCTTCAATCTTTGTACCTTATCATTGATTCTAAACCAAAGACCTGTGAGTGATAATTTTACATCTTCTTTTGTTTCCAATGGAGTTCCTACGGAAATATTACCAGGTCCATAGTTTCTTTGTTTTTTACAAAATGTTTCATACATCTCTGCTTGAATTTTCTTAAATTCTTCACAAGTTTGGGGATACGTTCTTTCACAGAACTCAATTGCACTTTCTTCTTTTTTCATAACTTATTTATATTGATTTTTTATATTTTCCAAAACTGCCACCATTTCTTTTTGTTTTTCGATTTATCTGCAAATGGTTCTGTATTACTATAACAATTTACTACTCCACCATATCTCGCCGTCATCATTGATGCAAAGATGTGATGATATTCTGGTGGTATATCTTTAAAATCTGCTTTGATTTGTATATCCAACTCAACTAACTCATTTCCATTTCCAGTAAATAATGATAACCTATCTTTCATATAAACAATTGTTGATGTGTTTATAATAAGGTTTTGAATACCGTTGATTGTAAACTGTGTTTTCTTTTTTCTTGCCATTATCTATCTCCCCACTTTTTTTTCATATACAAATTATATTGTTCTCTTTTGTTTCCATTATAGAGAAAATACGCAATGTAATAATCAAACCAAAAATCAATTTTTCTTAATAACTTTTTCATTTTTCTTTTTTAATTTATTTTGAAGTTTTACACATAATGCACACATTTCGTATTCTTCATGCTTCAATAGAGTTTGCATGTTTTGTTCTATCAGTTCTACGAATTCTTTACTTTCGATTGATAGGGTTATTACAAAGAGTTCTCTGAATATTATTTCTGCAAAATCAACCTTTGTTTTTTTATTTCTAATGCCGTAATCTACTGCGTGGATAATTGCCTTTGATATTTCTACTTCGTTTTTTTCGAAAATATCAACAGGTTTATCACTGTGTAATTGAATTGGAATAAATTTCGATTTTGGCATAAACCAAATATACGAAAAATATTTTAGAACTCCAAATTTTGAGTGTTAAAAGTTTTAAATACTTTTGTGGAAATTTTTTTATACCCGTTATTTGATGTGGTTAAGATACAATTTCTAAAATCTTCCCAATCTATTTGGAATGATGTATCAATCTGCCCTCCTGTTTTTGATTTAATAACTTCGTTTAAGGCATTTATGGTATAAATGGTGTTTGATTGTTTTTTTCTGTGAACTAAGATAGTTTTCCATTCGGAATCAATAGGTGCTGAACCTTTTTCTACATTAAATGTGATAAATAACTCATCCTCATTTAACTTACTTTCTAAAACAAATACATTATTATTCTGTAAAATGTAATTTTTTAGTATAAAATCTATCGAAGTATCTAATTGTCCTTTGGTTGTAAACAGACACAATAGTTGTGTATTCATTTTGGTTCTATCTTTATTTAATATAATCTTAAATAAGTATAAAATTTTAATTCAAAGGTGTGTTTTTTACACATCAATCTTTAACTTATGCTTTTTTTCTTACATCTACTTTTGACGCCACGCATTGTCTTAAACCTTTTCCTAGTTTTTTCTCAACTTTTTTGCTTTCACCAGATGTTCTCCAACTATCCTCTGCTAATGAAACTGTTCCTGATTCGTTTGTGATTTCAATATAACCAGTAGTTGCATTTATTCTACATCTTTGTAACAAATGACGGTTTAATTTATCTCTACCCTCTTTTGTTTTTATTTCACCTTTAAAATCACTTAATTCTGCCAAACATCCTCTAAAATCTTCTGGTCTACTTGCTCTTATACCTGTAACTGCTGCAAGGTTTTTATCAAAGTTTTCAACCATTAAATCAAAATGCATTGAATGCATTACAGTTGATATGTATGCCGAAGTATGAGGTCCATTGTTTCCATCTTTATCAGGAAATCCTTTCACTTTATCTGCTTCCGTAATAGAACGTACTACATCATTGTGAACCGCTCCAACTAAATCTTTTTCATCATTTTTGTTTTTAATTGCAGATGAAATTGCTGGTGAACCAAAATTTATATCAGAATACTTTTCTATTTTCTTTCTTTCCTGTGCAAACTCACCAACTTTTGTTAAAATTTTACCAAAAGTACCATATGAAACCGATTTTCCATTGGATTCTTCTTCTTTCATATATGTTTGTACCGATGTAAGAAGTTCTTTATTTGTTATAGATTTTAAATCTAAATTATTATTTAATGCCCATTTTTGAAATCCTTTATGCATTTTTAATGAATCCATATAAGGTTTCATTTCTTCTATTTCAGTAAATTTTACAAAATCGTCATCTAATTTTAATGATGAAAATGCTCTGTTTGTTGCCTGTTTACCATCTGCACATTTAGTAATACCATCATCTATTGTAGATATAACTTCATTGGATACTTCCTCTCCAAAATTATTTTTAATAACACTTAACATATATTCTGGTGTTGTGTTAGCCCACATATCTTCCAAATTATTTTGTTTTTTGTTTGTAATATGGAATACAGTTGTTCTTTCTTTACCATCTTTTCCAATTACCATAGTATCATTAAACCCTAATTTTTCAAAAGCTCTAACTTCTCTTTCATAATGTTCAATATCATCCTTATTGCCAGATTGTTTTGCTTTTTCTAATTGGTCGTATAAGTGTGTTTTTATTGAATCATCTACTCCACCTTCTTTTGGATTTGATTGTATTACGTGATAATCTTTTGATGTATCTATATTACTACCACTTTTAACTTCATTCAAAGTTGCAAATGCACCATCAAATGAAGCATCTGTCCAATCTCTTAATGCTTTATCATTTTTGCCAAATCCTTGCTTACCACCCTTATGCCACAATGAATCTGGATTATCTTCTAATCTTTGTTTTTCTAAATCACCAAACACTTTTCTTGCTGCAATATATTCAACCGCTTCATCTGTGGAAACTCCCAATTGTTCCGAAATGGTTTTTATTTTTTTAGCATTTACTTTTGCATTTGAAATTATATTTTGTTTTTCAGTTTCAATTAACTCATTATTTTGTTTACGCCACTTTTCATATCCACCGTTTTTGAATTGATTCGCAGTACTTGTCAATCTGGCTTCACCATAAGATGGAACTGAACCACCTGCACCTGCAATTCCCATATCCCTCTGTTTGTTAGTTTCATCTGATGCATTTATAACTAAAGAAATATCTCCTTTATTTAAAGTTTGACGTATTTCTTCTTGTTGTTGATTTAGTTTTCTTAATTGTGGTTTGGTTGGTGATACTTTTTCCTTATCAAAAATATTAGGTGTTGGTTCTTTTTTCTTATTAGTTTCTTTTTCTTTTTCTATTTCTGCAGGAGTTGGTTTGACGTGTGCATCTGGATTAAAATTTTTAACTGTATAAACATTTCCAGTTTTTTTGTTTTTTACAATCTCATCCTCTTTTAGAATAGTAAACCATTTACTTGCTTTTTGGGCAAGTTCGGTTGGTGAAGATACTTTATGCTCTTTTAGAACTTCGATTAACTCTTTAACCTGATGTTCTTTTGTAAGGTCAATAATACCCTCTGGAACTCTGTAACTTAATTCCAATAATATTTCGTCAAAATTTGGAAACATATTTTAGAAACTACTTTTTAATTTGTTATACCCTTCTTCTCCGTATTTTTCTTTTGCAGTATTCAATAATGCGGTTCTAATATCTCTTCTTTTATTTATTAGGTTCATTGGCATACTTCCAATTTTCATATGTTGTGCATCAATTTTTTGTAATTGTTTAATTGCCTTCTCATCACCAATCATTTTTGCCAACTCTATAACTGCATTTGTGTGTTGGTTAGTATCTGTTAGTTTTTCAATTTTTGATACAGCTTTATCTAAATCATTACCTTTTGGTTTTTTACCAGTTGTGAATACTTTTTCTAACTTTTCTTTTGCCCAATTTTCCAAATCACTGATTGTGTATTGGTTATTTCTTAACTTATCATCATGTTCGGATTCACCGGATAATCTAACAATACCTTTTAATAAGTTTGCGTATGGCATTAGTTGTATTCCTAATTTTTCATCCGGGTCTTTCTCACCTTTCATCAACATCTTTGCGATATCGTAAGTTTTTGTTCCCTTTGTATCATCTAACCATTTCTTTGCCGCATTTTGATATTTGTAATCTGGATTGATTGTTAAATCATCAGATTTTTTATTAACTGAACTATTAGAATATTTAGAAACCAATTGTTGTGCGTATTTGTTTTGTGGGTTACCACTAACTGCCGTCATCACATCCAATGGTTTTAATTTTTTGTTTTCAATATCTTTTGCCAACATAGAAAGATTAACACCATTCTCATCTGCCCAACCTGCTACTGCTTGTGGACGGAGACCTGTTTTTGATGCAATATTATTCACCGTTGCCATTGGGTCCTCTCCTTTATAATCTTTAGAAAATACTGATACTCCTTTTGGTTTTGATGCTGCACCTGCGGTTGTAGTTTTACCTGCAATTTTAACCTTTGTATCTGGTCTCAATTTATGGTTCTTAGCATATGTATCAAATGCTTTCTGTGTTGTGAACTCAATCTCGTTGATTAGTGATTTTAACTTTATCATTTTATTATTTTATTTTTTTCCTTTTGTATAAATATCTGTATCAGTTTCAGTATCGGTAATTTTTTCTATATTTATGAAATTTTCATCAAATAATACATAATCATTTCTTGTACCAGATATGCTTCTTTTTAATCCATATATGCCATTTTTAAGTAAAAATAAAGAAGCGTTTTTATCACCTCCTAATAAACGAGATAGAGTTTTATAGAATAGATATCCATTATAATCAAATTCAATAAGTTCATAATCGTTAAAATCTACTTTTGGTAAGGATTTATTTTTAGTATAGTTATAATATGAATTAAATTCACCAATATCAAACTTTTTATTTTTGAGTTTGTATATTCCTTTAAGAACTTTTATAACTATATCTTTTTTTACTGGACTACTTATATCAAGCAAAGTATCTTGTTTAGAGCCCTTACCTTTAAACAAAGTTGTTTGATACAAATATTTCCCATAAACCTTAACAGGTTCTTTTAAATTGGATAAATATATTCCCCAACCATCAATTTGCTTTCCACTTCCACTACCCAATTTTGATATGTCAAACTTATAAAATTTACTATTACTGGCATGGTAAGCAGTTAATTCTTCATTTATAATACTTTCTGTAATTAAATCCTTTAATCTTATCATTTTTGGTTTTGAGATATTACTATCCCATATAAATATATATTTTTATTGAATTACAACCAAATTATCGTAATTAGTTCCTTCGTATGTTCGGACAGGGAACCCACCCTTTTCCATAATTGTCGGTACGGATTTTATAACTTCATCCCTCTCCATTGGATGTGTATCTATAAGAAAGGCATCGTATGTATAGAGAACCAATTTTGATTTTCTACCCTCCAACCAATTTAGTACCTCCTCAATCTTCAAATAGTTGATTTCAGTTTCGAGGGCTTGTAGTAAATAGTTAAATACCTTTTGTTCGGTAGAACCCTCTATCTTAGTATGATGTATCTCTCTTTTGAATAGAGGTGTCGTTAAACGGCCGGTTATTACGAATGTTTGGTAGATTTGTTGTATGTATTCTTCTACCTTTTGAAAATACTCTATCCCCCTCGCAAAATCATCTAACCCCCCATAAAGATACTTAAATGTTAAACCTTTAGCGGTTTCGTAATCCGTACCGTAAAGATTGGCGAGATGTTGGTGGGCAGTTTCTCCTTTTGGGAATTGATAACCAACCATTTTGGCAATCAATCGTATGTGGTAGGACTCGTAATCCATTTGTAATAGAGTTCCCCCCTCAAACCGGCTAACGATTGCCTCTCTACTACCATCGGATTTATTGAGAGCAGAGTAATTTACATTGAGGTGACGGTTGGATGGACGACCAGTTGTGGTGTATGGGTTGTATTTTGTATAAACTAATCCGTTGTGTATGTATTTGGGATTGAAAGCAAAACTATCAATAATTTTTTCCTCTACGACTGCCACCCCAGCCCCCTCCAATCTTCCTAATTGGGTAATAGAATGTGAATATCTTCTGTACCAACTCTGTATGGTATCAATCATCGGTACTTTGGTTAGAACTTCGTACCACTTTAATAATGGTATGCAATCATTCAATTCTACATAGTCCGTTCTATACCCTTTATAAACCTCTGTAAAGAACTCATTTGTTACGAAGGGTACACCATAGTGTTCGAAGTAGATATACTCATAGTCGTAACCTTTACTACCTACATAACGATTTCCTAATACCAATGTATCTTCGTTACATAAAGTACTGATATCAAATGGTTTAAGAGTATTTGCATCTATGTGTTGGAAATTTAAAATATATTCCGTATCTTTAGTCCGAATGTACACAAATGAAATAGTAAATCCAAATTCGTGTCCTCTATTTGAACTCCAAATTGGAATTACGAGTTTGGTATCATTGGGATTTATTAAATGTAAGTCTACTTCGTTCTCTATAATGTACATACAGAACAAATATACGAAAAATAGTTGATATTACAAAATTATTTGTAAAATTGTAAAAGATTGGGTAGATATAAACCAATATTTTTTATAGTAGATGCTGATGTTTGTAAAGAATACCTATTTGATTTTATAACACCAACATCTTCAATATCACCATTATCTTTATATGTAGTTTCTTTGGGTCCTCTTATTCTCCATTTTAAATCAACAGTTTTCCAAAATACATTTGAATGTAATTTATCATATACATTTAAAGGTATTTCAAAAACGAAACCATTTTCATCATTTGCTTTTTGACAAAAGTATCTTCTCAAAAACCCAAGCTCATAATCACTATCCGTTGGTGATGGAACTACCGTTTCTGGTATTTGTATTGTAAATATATTTAAGTTAGTAGCTATATCTTTATACATACTTACTCTTTTTTGTTTATTCTAAATTCTGCTTCCAAAGTTGTTGTCCAACCTTCTCTTGTCAAATTGTGTTTTGTATTTGTTATTTGAAATACTCCAATTTGATTATAAACTTCAGGTACTCCATCTATATTAAAATACTCACCACAACTAAATCCACTAATACCATCAATTGTTATAGTAACATCTATTGGTGTTAGAGTACTTTTTTTATTTTCTTCAGTTATTTTTAATGCACCAACAATCAATTCTCTATCTGTAAATATTAAAGTTTTAACAACGTTTTGTGAAAAAATAAATTTAATTGATTTTTGTTCAATTACTTCTGTAAGATTTACTGCTTCGTTTTCTTCTGCTTTTTTTTCCGTATCTGCTTGTACGTTTTCAGTTTTAGATGCTTCATCTATTGTTTTCTTAATTGCTTCTAAATCAATCATATTAATTGAATAAAATCCATCCGCATTGGAAAACATAGAATAATCTACACTTTTATAAACATCAGGTGGTAATTGAATTTCTTTTCCTTTTTCCTGTTCCGTTTTATTTTTTGCATAATCTGATAAAAATCTCTGTGCGTTGAATATTGTTCTTCCGGCAACCAAATTACTCATTTCAAAATTAAAACTAAAATCTCTAACAATTGAGTTAATAGTTGTTGGTTTAAATTTGTATAATTTGTCAGGAGTTACTTTTTCTTTGTGTTGTGATTTAAAATCTATAATAGTTGCCCCTTCTCTTTCTGCTTTAGGTGCATAAATCAATCTGAACAAACCATATGAATTTGCATTTATAGTACTCAATATACCGTTTAAGAAATCTGCTCTCGTATAAGATGCTCTCCATATTTGAACTATCGTTTTATAGTTTATAAAGATATTTAATGCGTTACCACAGGTTAAATCTCCAGATTTTTCATTTGCAAGTACTTCAGTACCATTCTCTAACAATACTTTTACATCAGCCGGTTCTTCTATTGTATATCCATTTATACTACCATCTTCTGTGGATGTTATTGATAATTCAATTTGGTCTTGTGGTGTGTTATCGGATGCTCCTTCTGGTTTTAACTTAGCTATAAATTTAGGTAACGTTTTGTTTGGAAACAATACATCTTCCGATGATGATATTAAATTTTTATGTATTTGTATTGGTATGATTTCTTTTTGAGAACCTCCTACATTATATTTTGGAACGTTTAATTCCCATGTCTTTTTATCAATATTACCATCAACTAATGAATAATTCATTAAAATTTTCAATATAAACCTTAATGAAATGTATTTTTCAGCACTAGCCGTTTCATCTTTTTTTGTTGTATTTAATTTACCCCAATTAAAAAATTCTTTTTCCCATTCAGTTTTATTTAGTGATAGTTGAGATTTATTTAAATTTAAATCGGCAGAAAGTTGTGAAATCCACTGCTCAAAGGTATTTGCGTTTTTTCCAGGTGTTGGAACATTTCCTTTTGAATTAGAAATATTTATTGGTATCGCAAGTGTCATTTGATTTCCTTGAGATATTTCCAATGATACACTATACGTGCCATCCGCATCTATTGAAAAATTATAATCAGTAACTTTACCTGCAACTAAATCATATGTACCATTTGATAGTTCTACTTTAAGTAAATAATCTTTTAAAGACTCGGTATTTACTCTATAATAATTAGCAAATTCTCTTACAAATTTTTCGTATTCTGTTTTTTGTATCGCTGCTTCGGATGATTTGGTAAATGTTGATTTACCATCTATAATTCTTTGTGAATATTTTTTTCTATCTAAAGTATTATCACCATATTCTAAAAGAACGTTCATACCTGGTTTGCAGAAAAACAATTCAAACATTTCAAATTGTTTTAATGAAAAACATCTAACTGTTACCCTTGCAGTTTTAAGAGTGTTATTTGCTCCATCGGTATCTATTTCAACACTTTCAATAATTGGAGTTGATATTCTTCTATTACTTTCTCCTTTAACTTTTATTTGTCTTCCAAAAAAATCTACACCAACAACTGTTTCTCCAGTTTGATAATTTAATGGAACATCAATGTTATTTTTTATAATACAACCACAATATACTTCAGGTCCTTCATTATTTTTTATTAAATCTTTTAATTTTTCAACTCTTTTAGATGCATCTTGGTTTCCACCATCGCCTTTGATAACTTTTGCTCCGGATGTTAGTATTATCCAAGGCATTTTTAAAGCCGTATCATTTGGGTTTTTTTCTCTTTCCTCCAATACGTCTTTCATCCATTTTTTGATAGGTGCTAAATATGGAAATGGCATAACTTATCTGTTTATTTTTTGTAGGTCGTTTAATATTGTATTTGTATCTGAAGGTATTCTTAATTGAATTCCCTCATCAATATAAAAAGTAGCATCGTTTATATTATTGGCAGTTGCAATTATCCACCAAAGAGTTGGGTCACCATAGTATTTATTTGCCAATAGGTCTAATCTATCACCCTGTTCGGAAATAATATACAAATCATTATTATTTGGTTTAACTTTTGGATATATAGTTGATTGCAAATAATTCTTTTTTGTTTCCTTTACCTTTAATAATTCGTTGTATATGTATCTACTAGCCATTGTTTGATGTTTGTGTAGTTGTATTTGCTTCTTTTGTTAATGAAATTTCATATTTAGAATCAGAATTATAACCATCAAAATCGTATCTGTATCTAGTTATACCATCTTTTGGTTCTGTTTTGTGGGTTTCTATAATCTTCATTCCAACTGATATGTTTATTACATTTGGATATGGTTTATTATCACCATCTTCTTCATTGGGATTTAAATTAGACCAGGATGTAGTATCATCTATACTAAAAGATAAACTCTCAATATATCCCAAAACATTTTTATACAACCCATCTATTCCAAGATAAACTAAGTTTGGAGAAAATGCAAGTGCGGTTTCTGCTTCATTATATTTAATTGAGGAAATTTCATCATATGGAAATGCCAATGATTTTAAAAAGTTTATCTTTTTAATCATGACATCTTTTTCTTTTATAGTTGTATAATATAATTTTAACTCAAAATTTAATGTTCTTTCAACTCCACTGTATCTATAAACATTAAATGGAGAACCAATATATTTAAAAGAATTCCATTCTGGTGTTATATCTTCACTAATACCCGTAACAGTTCCTGCAAATGGTATTACCTCATTTGTTCCATACTTTTTAAAATTAACCCAAACTATTCCAGCATCTTTGTACTTATCAATTTCGTTTGTGTAATCTTGATATGTAGAATATTTTTCTGTTGTAAAAACTGTTGAATTTGCAGTATTCCAATCTGCCGCATTATTCCTATCTACTATACCTATTTGTTTTAAAACTACACCCTCAACTACTTCACTTGGAACTTCTCTATATACTGGTTTGTATTTAGAAAACTTTTTGGTTTCTTTTAGTGGTTTTTTACCTAAATCAACACTTTGATATTTGGTTCCGTATCCATCAGAATTTTCTTTTTTCTTTAAAGAATTTTTTAAATTTTGTAATCCTTTTTTACTACCAAATTTGTTTAATGTTTGTATTGCCAAATTAGTTGCAACACCTTGTGGAGAACTTCCACCCTGTTTTACTCTTGCAATTACAGATGCAGGTGATGGAGATTGTTTTATGAAATAATCGGTATCTGCTTCAACTCTATCTCTTAATCCAGCTTGAGTTGCTCCTAAACTAATTGGTTTAGCAAATGTTTGATTACTTTTAAATATAGTATCGGTTGGTCTGTTTGCAACACCGTTTATTACACCTGCAACTTGTCCACCTATAAGGTCAGCAACTGCGTTTGGTGATGATGCAAGTAAAGCAGCACCTCTGGGTGGATTGATTAACCCCCTACTATTTATACGGATGTTATCTACCTTACCGTATAATTCTTCCTGTCTGCTTTTGAATAAATCTAAGATTGTTGCCATTTATAGTTATTATCTTTACTATAAATATCTTTTATTGAAATTTATGTGAAATAAGTTATCTTTTTGATGATACCGGTGCCGGTGTAGTTGTTGTGGTTGGGTCTGTACTTCTGGTATTATCGGTATATCTACGGTATGCATTAGCAACTTTCTTTCCATCAATTGAAATTGAAGTTGCTGTTTTTGCTCCAGTATATGTTGCAACAGTTAATGCCTCTATTTGTTTTGTTAAATTTACTAATGCTGTTGTGTTTGCATTTAATGTTTTTAATTCTTTGGTAGTTGCAGCGGTATTTATCATTGTTTTAGTAGTTCTATCAACTACTCTTTCCAAATTACCACTCATATATGTCATCTTATTTTGCATCCATTTTTCAGATGCAGTAATGTTGGATGTTACGGATTTATTTGCAGGTGCCATTTTACGTGCGGTTTCTCCAACTTTATCCTTATTATCAAACATTGCCTTATTAACTTCTTTAGCTATTGATTGTCCTCCATATGCACCTATTGCACCACCAATTAATCCTCCAATAGCCATACCTATTGGACCAGCAAATGCTCCTACTGCAGCTCCAGTTGCTGCACCTGCCCATGCCCCACCTCCTGCTCCAACAGCAGTTGTTGCCGTTCTTGCAACATTTTCTCCAGTACTTACACCTTTTGCTTTATTAGAAGACCATTCTTCATATCCTGCCAAACCTGCCGCAGTTATAGGACCTAATTTTGATATTAAACCTTTTGCAGCTGTTCCTGAAATTGCCTTACTTGCCACACTTTTTGTAGCTTGTTTACCTGCAACCGATTGTGTTAATTTAGATAATCCCTGACCTGCTAATTTATTACCGGCATATGCTCCTGCTCCAGAACCAATTGCGGTTAAAGCATTTTCACCAACGGTTCTTTGCATTGCCAATTGTTTTTCTTTGGCTTTTATTTTTTGCATTTCCTCATCAGTTATAATAGCAGTTTTTACGTCAGCATTTAATTTTGCTTGATTTTTTTGTAATTCAACCAATCCTTTTTGATATGCCAAATATCCAGGTGATGTTAGATATGCTTCAGTTATTTTTTGTGATAATTTTGCATCTATTATTGCCTGATTTGCAGATATATTTGCCTGTTGTGTTGCCAACCCAGCCTGTGCAGATGTTGTTGCTGATAAAAACTGTTGATTTCCTGCTCCTGCTGCACCTGCTTTTAATTCACCACCGGTTGTTCCGGTTTTTGTAGCAATTTTTTGTAGAGTTGATAAATCCATTCCGGTTGCCTGCTGCAACATCTGTTGTTGGAACATATCCATTTTAGCAGGGTCTAAACCTTGTGCTTTTAATGCTTGAGTTGCACCTATTGTATCACCTGCTGCAAATTTTGCTCTTACTTCGGAAAGGTCTACGTTTTTACCTAACATTGCAGATAATTGCATTTCTGATTTGATACTATCTTTATAGTTCAATACCATACTTTGTCCTGCTTTTGCAACCTCGTTGAAAGAAACACCCATTGATTTAGCAAAGATAACTTGTTTTGCCAATGCCGAAGATGATTTGATTTGAAACCCTAATATATCTTTAGATGCACCTGCCATTTCTTCCATGACACCACCTAAGTTTACACCGGCTTTATCTGCCATTGCTCTAACACCTTCTTGTAAGTTTAAAGCAGTTGATGCACTTACACCATCTAATCTCATAAAGGTATCGTTTATACTTGCAATACCATCTGCAGATTGACCAGTTCGTGCTGCCATAATTGCCATATCCGCACCCATTTTTGCAGTTGGCATTTTACCAGTTGCATTAGCGGCCGCTTGCATACCACTTGCAACAGTTTCAGCAGATATACCCGCCATTTGTAATTGTGCAGCCCCATATCCAACAGAACCCAATCCTTTACCAAATAATGCGGTTTTTGACATTGCGCTGAATTCAGCAGCTGCCATTTTCATTGAAGCATTGAATTCATTTGCAGCTTTTTGAGATGCAAATGCGGCTTCTTTTTCTAACCTATTTATTTCGTTTGTATTTTCTAATCTGGTTTTTTCAACTTCTAAACCGGTTTTTCTTGGTATAAATCCGGCTTCTATATCAGCACTTCTAATTTCTTTTGCCAAATCATATCCGGCTTGTATTTCATCAAAATATGCTTCTATTGCAACCTGTTGTTTTGCCCCAAAATAATTAGCCGCTAATCCACCAATTGCCGCACCTAATGCGGTCATTGCCATTTTTGCACCGGGTGCATCTTTATTTGCAATGTTTTTTAATAAATCAGATAATTGTGAAATAGCCGGAATACCCGAACTTCCAATACTATCTAGTACGGAACCCATTCCTTGTAAACTTTCTTCAGATTTTTTTGCAGCTTCGTTGAAAGATTGCATTTCATCTTTCATTTTTTCAAGTATCTTTAATACTCTTTTAGAGGTTTTTCCAGAATTTGAAATTGATTGTACTAAACTTTCATATGATTTATAACTATCCTGTATAGCATCGTTATATTGACTCTGTGTTATAGTACCTTTTTTTAATTCTAAATTTGATTTTGCTACTGTTTTTTGAAAATCTTTGTATGCATTAGCTGCATCCTCTATACCATCCGCTTGATTTTTTGTTAAATCACTGTTTTTTGACATCAAATCGGAAATGGTTCCGATTGCCTTTTTTGTACTGTTTAACTTTTTGTTTACTAATTCGTATAAATCACTCTGTTTACCTAAGACGTTAGTTATACTGTTTAATGAATTTTCATATTCATCAAAGTTATTTAAGTCTTTAGCAGATGGTCTTTTTTTAGCCATGAAAGGTAAATGAGATTATTTTAGTAATTTTTATCCAAATAAGAATCTATATCTTTTGTAGATAAGTTTTGAGCCTTTAGTCCCTGTCTACCTGCTCTTAAAACCGCTTCCATATCTTTATCCCATTTTGCCCAATAATCGGCGAGTTCCGGGTCTCTTTTTCTAATATTAGCAATAAATTTGTCTTCTTTTTTTTCTGCTTTCGCTTTAAAAAACAAACTAACTAATTTATCAAATACTCCTTCTGATATAATTCTTTTTGGCATGATTGTGTTATTATATTACTAATATAAGTATTATCTTCTTTTAGTTTTAGATGAATTATTTGCTTTTGCCTTTTCTATTGTTTCACTTTCTTCAGATTTTACTTTCAATAATTCTCTCCAATAAAACTCTCTAAATTTTATAGGCATTAAATATAAATCATTCCAATTAAACCCTCCGTTGGAATAATACGCCATTTGAAACAATTTTTGATGTAAAACTACTGAATAGTTACTCGGTAGGGTAAAAAAAGTCAATCCCAAAGGGAATACGAAGAGCCTCCGTCTCTCCTGTCAGAGGTGATTCATAATCAAATTTAAGGT